TTCGTTTACAGCGCCAATGCACTGAACCTCAACTCGAATTTATTAAATTTTTAAGAAATGTTTCAGATCAAATGAAACAACAAACAGGCAAAGGTTTCCGCATTATTTGGGAAGTGGATGATATTGTTTGCCCTGCGGTTGATATTCCAGACTATAATGTTTGCAAAACTGCATTTGAAGGCGACGCGGTTCATAACAATGTTAAGGAAATGATGAAGTATGTTGACGAGGTTACTGTTGTTTCAGAACACATGCGTCAACACTATAAGCAACATTTAAATTTTGATAAAATTACTGTTATTCCAAACTATGCACCAAAAAGTTGGATTGATCGTGGATTTGATGAAAAAGATATTTTTAGAAAATATAGTCGTAAAGGAAAGCCAAGAGTGCTTTATGCAGGAAGTGGAACACACTTTGATGTAAGTAATAAGGTTGGTCAAAAAGATGACTTTGGACATGTGGTTGATAAGATTATGGAAGACATTACACTTCATAAAAAGTATGAATGGGTATTCTTTGGCGCATTACCACTTAAACTAAAACAATTTATTGGAAAAGGAATTGAGTTTCATCCATGGACTTCTATTCTTGAATATCCGCAAAAGCTTCAAGAAATTGATGTTGATGTAGCAATCGCACCACTTCAAGACAATATTTTCTCTCGTTCAAAAGCAAATATCAAATTAACAGAAGCAGGCGTCCAAGGCATTCCTTGTATTGCACAAAATATCGACTGTTATAATTCGGATGGTTGGAAATACTTGTTTAATACTGCTGATGAATTGTTTAATAAAATTGATGAAGTTTTAAAAACAGAAAATTCGTATATAGAAGCATGTCGTTTTGCACGCGAATATTCAGAGAAGTTTTTCTTACAAAATCATCTTGATCAGTATATTCTACTCTATACAACAGAGTATGGCGATGAAAAACGAAAAGAGTGTAAAACATTCTTTAATAATAATAAAGAACAATTTTTATAATAATAAAACCCAGTTTAAAAACTGGGTTTTCTCTTGCAAGTGAAGAACTGAGTAGTATAGTATATCTGTATGCTGAGAAACATTTATTATGACAAGAAAAAATCCACGATTCATCACTGGTTATATGAAGAAAACGGCGAACCACTTCACCGAAAAATTCATTTCAAACCATACATTTATGTAAAGGCTGTTGATAAAAAAAGAATTCACGGCTTTGGTATTGATGGTGAAGAACTGACTAAAATGGAATTTTCTTCTGAATGGGATAGAAATGACTTTCTTAAAACATATAGAGGACAGGTTTATTTTAATCTTCCTGCAACACAGCAATATCTTTTAGAAAATTACTATACAAAAGATATTCAAGAGCTTACACGCTTTCCACTAAGAACATTCTATTATGACATTGAAGTTGTTGCAAACGAGTTTCCTGATCCTAAAGATGCAAAGTTTCCATTAACATCTATTACAATTTATGATAGCTTCTCAAAAAAGTATTATGTATGGGGCGTTAAACCTTATGATAGTTATTCTTGTAAAGATCATTTAAAAGATATTGATCCAGAAGAAATTCGATACAGTTATTGTCCGACAGAAAAGGAATTACTTTCACAGTTTTTAAAATTCTGGAGAAAAAACTTTCCTGATCTTGTTGTAGGATACAACTCTTATTCTTTCGACTTACCGTATATTGTTCATCGACTTGAAAAAGTTTTTGGCGAAGGTGAATCAGCTAAACTATCTCCTATTGGCAATATTTATGGTTATGAAAAAGAGAATAAATTTTCTCAAACATACACAGAGTATAGTATTGCTGGTGTTTCACATTTAGATTATCTTGTGCTTTACAAAACATTTACTCCTGGTGAAAGAGAAAGCGATTCTTTAGGCTTTGTTTGCAAAGAAGAACTTGGTGTAGGAAAGCTTGATTATGGTGATACATCTCTTAAAGATTTGTCTGAAAGTGATTGGAATCGTTTCATCAATTACAACATTTGGGACGTTAAGCTTATGGTTCTTCTTGAAGAGAAGAAGAAGTATCTGAACATTGCTGTATTCTCTGCATTCAGCGGTTTTTGTAACATCGACAAAGCTCTTGGTAAAGTTGCAATTATTGAAGGTATTGTTGCAAAACAAGGATTGCTGAAAAATCAATTTATCACAACACAAGATAACGGTGAACATCAGAAAATTCCTGGTGGTTATGTTAAAAACCCTGAAGTGGGAATGTATGAAAATGTTATGGTAATGGACTTAAACTCACTTTATCCTAACACTATTATCACTTTGAATATTTCACCAGAAACAAAGGTTGGTCGAATTGAAAATGAAGATGATAAAGTTGTTGCAGTTTATCTCTATAAGAAAAAACAGAGAGTTGATATTCCGAAAGAACGTTTTAAGGAAATCTTGAAAACTAAAAATTGGTGTGTTAGTGCAGCAGGAATTATTTTTGATCAAAATAAAAAAGGTCTTTGTGCAGAGTTTGCAGACAACTTATATAAGAAACGTAAATTTGTAAAAAATAAGATGCTTGCTATTGAAACTAAATTATCTGATATGGATAAAAATAGTTCTGAGTATATTTCACAAAAACGACTAGCCGATCAATTAGATACAGAACAATATCTTTATAAGATTTTATTAAACTCGACTTATGGAGTTCTTGCTAATCGTTTCTTTGCTCTTTATGATTTAGATTGTGCAAAAAGTATTACTCTTACAGGTCAAGCACTTATTCGTCAAAGCGAACAAATAGCAAATGACTATATGCAAAAAGAATGGAATCTTTCTAAAAAAGATAGAGCAGTCGCAATGGATACGGATAGTGTCGCGGGAGATTCTTTAATTAGAACCTCTATAGGAGCTATGTCTATAGAAGAGTTGTACAACTTATATAAAAGTGATAACAGTTCTTTCATTGTTAGAAATCACGAAGTTATTTATACAGAAGGATTATTAAAGTGCATGACTTATGATAAATTTTCGAATGAAGCGGTTTTAGGAAATGCCACAGCTATCATAAGACATAAGGTTAGCAAAAGACGTTTTAGAATAAAAACAAAAGAACGATATATAGATGTTACGGACGATCATTCTTGTATGGTAGTTAGAAATAATGAACTTATTGAAATAAAACCTTCACAAATACTACTAACTGATAAATTGCTTACGATACAGAATTGTGTCGATAGCAATAAATATAATAGTGGACCGCTATAACTATTCTTCTCGTTTATATAATAAATTCTTAAAAATATTAAATGATCCTTCTATTACTAATAAATTATGTATAGATATGTCAGAATTGGTCATAGATTATGATCGTGGAAAGGTATATGATTTTTATGTCGATTATATAAAATATCATACAGATTATAAAAATATAAAAGACGAATATATAAATTATAGATCATATGGGAATGGTACTAAAAAAGAAAAATTTATAATACGATTTGGAGAAGACGAAGGAATAAAAAGATGGGAACACTATATAAATAAACAATCAGTCACTAATACATTTGAATATAAAAAGACAAAATACGGTTGGTCTCAAGAAGATTTCTGTGCATATAATAAAAGTCGTAGTGTTACGAAAGAAAATTTAATAAAAAGACATGGCTATGAAGATGGTAATTTGAAATGGAATAATTATGTAAAGAAACAGCAAAAGGCAGGATGTTCAGTAGATTATTTTCAGGAAAAATATGGTCCTGAAAAAGGACTCGAATTTTACAAAACAGTTAACAAGAAAAAAGTATTAAATCTAAATAATTTTATTTTAAAATATGGCGAAGAAATTGGGAAAGAAAAATTTACAAATTATATATCTAAAAAACAACTAGATAAAAGACGAGTATCTAGATCTTCTCAAAAATTTTTCAATATTTTACTTGAAAATATTTCCGAAAAATATCATGATAGTATGTATTATCATGATAAAAATTACGAATATTTTTTTGCTAATAGACAAATGAATGGTATATATTTTTCCGATTTTTATGATATAAAAAATAATAAGATTATAGAGTATAACGGAGATTATTATCATGCTAATCCTAGAAAATATAAAGCTGATTATTATAATCATAAATGTCAGATGTTTGCTAAAGATATATGGATTCGTGATGAAACAAGAATATCGAATTTAAGAAAATTTTTTGGTGTTGACGTACTCGTTATATGGGAGTATGATATAAAGAACAACTTAGACGAGGTTATCAAAAAATGTATAGAATTTTTAAATTATGAAAATACAGATTGAAGATATAGAATCAATAACAGAATTAGACGAGTTTAACGACGAATATGTATATGATATTCAGATGAGTGATGATACAGATCATACATTTTTTGCAAATGATATATTAGTACATAATTCGGCAGTTCTTTCTATTGATGACATTCTTAAAAAAACCAATTCAACAATCGTAGATGATAACGGAGACTTAACAAAAGAATTTATTGAAATCGAAAATAAAATCTCTGATAACTTAAACAAAGGAGTTGTTCAATGGGCAAAGGACACTCTTAACACAACTGATTGTCGTTTTGAATTTAAACGTGAAAGTGCATGTCCTAAAGCAATTTGGGTTGCAAAAAAACATTACGTTATGCATATTCGAAATTCAGAAGGTGTAAAAATGGACAAGCTGAAATACAAAGGATTGTCTGTTGTTAAAAGCACTTATTCTGACAGCACAAAAGATATTACAAAGAATATTGTAAAAGGTATTTTCACTGCGGCAGATAAAAAGAAAGCAGACGAAACATTTTTCAAGTCTTATGAAAAGTTTTTTGACTTGCCTACAAAAGATGTTTCTGTTCGCTCGTCTATTAAAGTATTAAATCAGTATATGAATGGCGGAGGCTTTAACACTGTAAAAGGTTGTCCTGCACATGTGAAATATGCGATTTATTATAACGAATTATTGAAAACACTTAATCTCTCTAATAAATATCCATTGATTACAGAAGGTTCTAAAATTAAATTGATTGCGGTATCACCAAACAAGTATGGCATTGAAGGCATTGCATATCTTGATGAATTACCCGTTGAATTTGGTTTAGTTCCTGATAAAGTTCGAATGTTTGAGAAGTGTGTTGTGAAATGTCTTACTCCAATTTTCGATGCATTAAAATGGAATGTTCCAGACCCTAAAAAACAACATGAACTCTCATTGGAAGACCTTTTTAGATAACATAAAAAGAGTTTACCATATCATATTCAATAATAGAAATATTGAAGAAATACGAAAAGATTATTTTGAAGAACGTTGGATTTCAAAAGAAGAATTGGTTCGTTTATTAGAACATGAAGAGAAACAATTTATTGAAAATTACACAACTCTTCAAAAAGATTATAACGATATGTTAAAATATTTTAATATGAATGCATTATCGAATTATTCGCTTTTAGAAAGAAAATATCAAGGAACTTTAAAAAAATAGAGATTTTTGTTGAAAACTTACTATTACTTCTGTTAATATTATATATGGAAGAAAAAATAATAGGCATTCTTAAAAACGTCAGCGAATTAATCGTTGCAACTCTTGTCGAAGAAACAGACACAGCCGTAAAAGTTAAAAATCCTGCATTTCTAGGAATTAGCGGTCAAAATAATCAAATCAATATCAACTTCATTCCTTTGGAAATGCTTAGTTTACAACCTAGCGTAAATGTTAGAAACTTACTTGCAAATCCAGCAGAAGAACTTGTATATTCATTTGACAAAAACAGTGTTCTTAAATCAGATTTAATTCTTGCACAAAATGTTATTGACAACTACAAGAATTTAACAAACGGAAAACAAGCTCCAGCACCTAATAAAAGTGCAGAAGATAACATTGTAAAACTATTTTAATATATGAGCGAAGAAAAACAAAAATCAGAATCAAAAATGTTAGAGTATAATATCTTTACATCAATTGTTGGAAATTATAATGGTCTTCCAATTCAATTTTGCCTAAAGGAATTTTTAGGTTGGGATGACTCTAAGATTGAAACTTTTTTGAAAGAATATAAAAAATCAAAAAAGGCAAGAGACAAAGAATTTTTATCTAATTGCTGCGATAGTACACCAACAACTCAATGCTGCGATAGTACACCAACAACTCAAGATTAATTTTTTATAAAAAAGTGTATTTAAAAAACGAGAAGGAAAATTCCTTCTCGTTTTTTTTGCTTGAAACAATCATCTATATATGCTATATTATAGTCTATGTCGGACTTACTTAAAAAACTCAGAAAAAATACAGTATTAAAACCAGAAATACTAAAGAATAGTAGATATTTTACAAACGAAAAGTTTATTACAACAAATGTTCCATTGCTTAATCTTGCATTATCAGGCAAATTAGATGGTGGATTACCAAAAGGTATTGTTCAAATCGCAGCACCGCCAAAGCACTTTAAAACTAATTTCATGATTGAAATTATTAAAGGCTTTCAAAAAGAAAATGAAGGACAAGATTATATCGTAGTTCTTTATGATAGTGAGCTTGGTAGCACACCAGCTTATTTTGAAAAAGCAGGTGTAAACACAGAACGCATTGATCATCGTCCAATTCGCTCTGTTGAAGACTTAAAATCAGACGTTGCAAATCTTATGGAAGATATTTCCGAAGGCGACCGAGTATTGATTTGTGTTGACTCTATTGGTATGCTTCGTTCTTTAAAAGAAACAGAAGATGCAAAAGATAACAAGCAAGTTGCTGATATGACGCGAGCAAAACAACTTAAGTCCTTCTTTCGTATTATTACTGGTGAAGCAGCAATTAAGCAAATTCCAATGATTATTGTAAATCATTCTTATCAAACACAAGAGATGTATTCAAAAGAAGTTGCAGCAGGTGGACGAGGCGCACAATATGCTGCTCATACACTTCTCTTTATTACCAAAGCACAAGAGAAAGAAAAGGTAGAAGGCAGAGATGCGCTTGCAGGCTTTCAATTTACTCTTGTTGCGGGATTGTCGCGATATGTACGTGAGAACGCTAAATTCCCTGTTTCTGTGCGATTCGGAGAGGGTGTAGATCGTTACTCTGGTATCTTTGATCTTGCAGTTGAACTAGGCTTTATCGACAATCCTAAGCAAGGTTGGTATATGCTCAAAGGTGATGAAAGGCAACGTCGTAAAGCTGATATTGAAGAAGACGATGAACTTATGGAATCATTTATAAAAAACAAAGATTTTTGTAGTGCAGTAGAGAAGAAATATAGTCTCTAATAAGTAACATCATGATTGAAGCAGTTATTAAATCAACAGGAAACACAGTTGATAAACCCGTAGTTAATAGAATTATTATTGAAAACGAGAGTGATATAGCTGTTCGTAGAAAAAATGATGAAACAAATAAGATCGAACAGTTCACAATTGGTGAACTGTTCGATTCTTATAATAAAAAATCAACATATCGCAGTAATGCGCCTGAATCATCTCTTTTTGAAGAGTGGTTCAGCGTCAAATACATTCGTGGAAGACACTTAGAAAGTCGTGTAATCAGTATCCAGTTTTACAGAGTATAGCTTGACTTTCCCCTCTAAGTATATGATAGTGTTGAATGGCGAAAATAGACCTTGATTTTTTTGAGAAGATTATTATTCAGCACTGTCTTAAAAAAGATTCCACTTATATAGCATCAATTATAGATTATCTTGATAAGAATCTTTTCAGAGATAGTAATATTTCTGAAATAATTGATATTATAAAAAGTTTTTATGTTGAACAAAATAGTGTTCCTACTCTTACAGAATTGAAGAGTAGAGTAAATACTCTAACATTAAAAGAGTGTTTAAAAAAAGTTGTTGGCTATATTCGCGAATTAGATTCAGAATATAACGAGAATGAACTTGTTAATAACACAGAGTACTTTATCAAGCAAAGAAAATACGCTTTGCTTATGGAAAAAGCGATTGATAATAAAGCTTCTAATAAAGAATTTAATCTTGAAGATATTCAAAAAGAAAGCGAAAAAATTCATCAAATCACACTCATTGATAACTTTGGTTTAGACTATTTTAGTGACAATGAAAGAGTAGTAGATTATTTAAAACAAAAAGATAGTTTTATCTCCACAGGCTACCGAACTCTTGACGAAGCTTTTGGTGGAGGCTTTCAAAAAGAAGGTAAAGCAATTTATGACATTGGCGGAGAGACAAATGTAGGTAAAAGCATTTTCTTAGCAAACATTGCATTAAATGTTGTATTACAAAATAAAAACGTTGTTATTATTTCTCCAGAAATGAGTGAAATGCGATATGCAAAAAGAATCTCTGGAATGCTTACAGGAATTGCGATTAACTTGCTTGGAGATAATATCGAGAAATACAAAAAGGATATTGAAGAATTTAAGAGAAAGTACTCTTCAAAATTTATCATTAAAGAAGTTCCTACAAAAGGTGTTTCTGCAAAAAATATTTATGCATATCTTAAAAAACTAAAAGATAAAAGAGGAATAAATCCAGATCTTTTATGTATTGATGGTCATGCACTTTTAAAACCTTCGGTTTTGCAAAATTCTAAACATGCAGAACTTCAATATATTGTGCAGGAATGTCGCGGCATATCTTATCAAATTGAAGCACCGATTTTAACTGTTGCGCAACTTAATCGCAGCAGTCACAAAGCTAGCAATCCTGGTCTTGATAACATGGCAGGCTCTTGGGATCAACTTGCAGATTTTGATGCACACGTTAATATTTGGCAAACAGATGAAGATCGTGAAGCAAGCATCATTAGATTTGGTGGTAAGAAAGTTAGAGATGGAGCTAAAGGTGGTGAAGGTTATCTTCAAATTAACTATGATACTTTAAGACTTTTTGAAGAAGATGAAATGTCTGAAACGGAACCACTCGATAAAGAAACGCCTCTTTCTAATATTTTAGACTTTGATTATTTAATGAATCATAATTAAATATAAAAGATGTTTAATGATGAATTTATTTTTCCATGTGCTAATACCCAAATTGTAACCCAAGAACTCGAAGACTTAATAAACAAGTTTGGAAGTTTAATTACTCTTATTACCAATAAGCCGGTTTCTTGTGTTACAATGTTTATTGTAATTCAAAAAAATCCAGAACTTAAAAAGTTACTAGTTGAACTTTCTGAAACTTCATGGTACTCTATTGTAGAGTATATGGCATATCGTTATCCTGTTCTTAACAAATCTAAAAAAATTAAAAAATGAGTTTATCGGAAAATCAAAAACAAATTTACAATCTTTATTTAAGAGCATTCAGAGTTAATAACAATCAACCTTTCAGAGCAAAAAAAGATTTCTCTGATGTGGAAACAGACTTAGAAAAATTAACGAGTCTACAAAAAATAGAAAAGGTATTTTATAAATATCCTGCGTTTTTTAATAAAACATATTTTGATGCACCATATAAAATTTATAGTGATGAAAAGAAATATTACTCATTGAAATTTTTCGGTAGTCAGAAAGGAATAAGCACTTGTATATCATATTACAAAATTTTACTTCAAAGTAGTCCAGAAGAACAGCTCGATTATATAAAAGATTCTTTTAAATTTATAGCACAGTTTTGTGAAGGAAAACAAATTCCTTTAGAACTTTATACAAATCATTGTTCTGTTTCACAAAACGATTGTTTAATTCATCTTAAAGAACATAAAATTTCTTGGTATTCTGTTTTTGGAATTCCTGGATTTTTTGAAATGTTAAATGATTTACCAAAAGATGAATTTGAATTGTATTATGGTTCAGATGTAGAATTAAATGTTTTATTAAATAGATTTAGAAGTAGCCAAAAAACTACGGAATATGTTTCTGAACTTAAAAGAAAAATTTCAGGATATTTGCAAAAAAGACTTGCAGAAAAGTGAAAAGTGTAGTATAAATATATGTAGCTGTTAGCGATAGCATCAAAACAGTTGATTAAGAAAAAATTAAAAAATTAGAAAATTAGAAAAATATGTCATTAAACCTAGAAGATATTATTAACCAAGTTAAAGCAGTTGAAGAAAATAAGATTCAAAAAGAAAAGGGAGGCTATAAAGGCGACCCAAGAATCTTAAAATTTAAGAAAAATTGTACGTATGTATTACGTCTTCTTCCTTATATTAAGGATGTGAACAACACCTTTATTACATATAAAGAAGTAGGATTTAAAAGTTCTGTTGATGGAACATATGTTTATGGTGGGCGTTCTCCACAAGACGCAGGTATTAAAGATGACCTCTTTAAAAAGACTCAATGGGATCTTTATTCTAAGGCAAAGGAAAGAGGCGACGAAGTTGAACAAAAAGCTTCATATAAGTTGCTTCCACAGCGCAAACAAGTAGTCAATTCTTATTTGATTTCTGTAGATGGAGATGATCCTGATGCAAAAGAAAAGATTGGTGAAGTTGTTGCAGTTCCTTATCCAGCACAAGTTGATCGTGAAGGAGTTCCTATCAGCGACATTTATAAGAAAATCCACTCAGCGATTTTTGGCGATATGTCTAAAAAGATTGGTGCTAAGGCTCTTGACCTTTCAGAGAAAGGTCGTAGTCTAATTATTAAAGTCACTGAAAAGGCTGGATATAACAACTATTCAGAAACCGCTTTCGATGACGCAGAAGACCTTGGGCTTAGTCCATCACAAATTAAAGAAATTCTAAACAAAGCTCATGATTTATCAGAATTTATTCCAGAAGTAAAATCTCAGGATGAGATTCAAAAGATTCTCGACAAGCATTGGTTTGGAACATCTGCAACACCAGATGATGAACTTGAAGAAGAAGTAGAAGTAGTTTCTCCAAAGAGAAAAATTAATCTAACAACTAAACTAGAAGATGATGAGATTCCTATGGGTAAATCAAAATCAGACGATTTAGATGATTTAGATGATCTTCTTAGCGAAGATTAGTTGAAAATTTCAACAGAAGCGGCTAAATATGATTATGGACGATAATAGTGACATAGCCTTTTTAGCCGCTTCTTGCGAAAGAGAAATGAAACAAACTCTTGCAGGTAGTGGTTTAAAATATAACCGAACCGACTTTAGAAGATTTTTAGGAAATAATGGAAATAATTTTCCACAACAACATTCTAATCCTAATCCACAACAGTATAATCCACAACAGTACTATCAGCCTCCACAACAACAGCAGTACTATCAGCAGCAAGCTGCGCCAGCTTACAATAATATTCCAGTAGATCCGAATATTCCTGATGGCGTTTTACCTCCACCAAATGCAGCATTTATTCCAATGCCAAATGGTTATGGTCAGCAAGTGCCTGTTCAACAACCTTTAACTACAAATCTTGAATCTGTAGGAGGATTTGAAATACCAGATTATAACCGTTCCCCTAAATCATATTTAGAAGACGAAAAACAATTTCGTGATGCACTTATTACCGAAATTAAAGCTTTAAAAAATAATATTAAAGCACAAAAAACTCAACTAAACAAGTTGACTAAAACCATAGAATCGCTTATATTACCACTCAACAAAGAACAACCTCAACAAGATATAGAAAATATAGATGATAATTCAGATCAATCCTAAAGAATTTGTAAACGAGTTCATTATTCCTATTAATGAACTTAACAGAGAAGGTAAAATCGCCCTTTTTTGTGATGGAATAAATCTTTACTCAATTTCCGCAACAAAGTCTAGAACCATTAATCTATACAATACTTATAGACCTCTTCATATAGAGGATTCTATTGAACGTTGCAGTTTGAATGTTCTTAAATTAATTAAAGGATTAGGGTGCGTAGCAAATGACGAAATGTTTGTATCGTTAGATATTTCAAAGGAAAATAATACTCTGACTTTCGCAACAAAAGAAATTCGTTTTAATATTAGATTATTAGATGATAATCTAATAGAAGTTCCTAAATTTAATCTTGAAGTATTCAAGAAATTTTCTGTTCACCACGAAGTGAACATAAACTCGAACAAAGTCGTAAACATTAAAAAGGCATTAGAATTTTCTGCCGAAACATCCAAGTTCTATATCGAACAAGAACAACAAGATATTTTCTTTTATTTTGGAGATAAGTCCTCAACCTCAAATCATACGGATGATATTAAAATCCATGTTGCAGAAGGTGTAACTACCAAAGTACCAAACAAAATCTACGATGTAGATATTTTGCGACTTGTTTTGAAATCAAAAAATGATTTTTCGATGAAATTAAATGATAATGGTGTCATGTATATTGAAATCGAAAACAACAACTCAAACCTAAAATATATAACAACTCCACTAATTAAATAAAATGGACTATAAAACATTCTCCGAAAAAGTTAGGAACTCTGAATGTTCCTTAACAAAACTCGACTTAATATATAATCATATTGATAGCAGATGTTGGTCTGCTATTATAAATCAAGGAAAAGACAATATTATTGTAACATACAGTATTAATCGTTCAGACCTTGGTTCTCAAGTATTTGATGTATTCTCTTCAACTAAAATCTTAACAGATATTGAAGCAGAAGATATATATGATGTCATTGAATTTATGGTAAACAATCCAATGTTCTCAAAAGAAACAACAACTCAATCTCCAACAGAAGTATAATTTATGTCAAATAAAATATCAACAAAATCATATTGCATTAAGCGTCTACGCGATATGGGTTATACCGTGGACAAAATTGATGCTGTCGAATACACACCAGAAGATGAACGTAAATGGTCTTTCATTATAGATAATGGAGGAATGTCAATTTTTATAACTTGCTATAAAAATAGCACAATTCATATTTATGATGGTGGTAGGTATACAAATACCAACATGAAACTCGATACAGATAGTATTGAAGTATTAGCAGAATACTTAAATTCGCGAGGTTTAATTCATAAACATCCAAGGTACGGTCAATATCCTTAATTTTACAGGGGAACCAAAAGTTCCCCTGTAATTTTTACAGTATAATTATAAATATGTATATGGACACACCACCTGAAAATCCTTCCGAGTCCGATTTTAAAAAAGTTGAAAAATTTTTAAAAGATATAACTGATAAAAAAGCTCCTAAAGTTAGGAAAAAACCTAAAGTTCTTTCTATAAAAGAAAAACAAAGATTAGGTTCTGCTATTGCTAGTGCTTTGTCTGAGTATGTAGATTGTTTTATTTTACTTGGATTCGATGTTAGTGGCAATTCAATGGTTCTTATAAATTCTAATAATAATCTTGAAAGCAGAGCACTATCAGATTTAATTGACGATTTTATAACAACAGGTGACAATGGTATAGATGTTGAAGACGACGAAGACGACGAGGACGACGATTAGCAGTCTGATTGAGCTAGTTTATTAAGTTCTTCTTTTAATTCAGTATATTTAGCTTCTAATTCAACTTCTAATTCTTTAACTCTTTGTTTAATATATTCATCTGTATACTTTTGTGTACGAACACCTTCTCCAATTGGTAAAGAATCATTTTTAGAAATTGTTTGATCCCAATCTGTTTGTCTGATAGATAAAGGACTACAACCATTTCCACCAAATTTTTCAACAACAGTATTCACTGTTGTTGAATTTTTTACAGGTTGCGCTAAAACAGGAGAAGACCAGTTGTTTCTTGCTCCAACAGCACGAACAGCATCATGTGGATTAGCATCTCCTGCTGCTGATTGAACTCCTGCATTTGCTTCTACTTGACTATTTTGTTCAAACAATTTCATTGGCATATTTTTAAAATAATGATAATGTTTATCAACAACTGCAAAGTTTGGGCTATATAAAGAGAAAACTGTTAAGCAGTGATCATCTCCGTGACTATCTTTACCAACTGCAATTCCTATTGGTGCTCCTGGTAATAAAGTTGCATATGTAGGACTTTTAGGCGCATCAATTGTACAGTCTAGTGGGTCCATAGCAATTTTAACTCCACTCTGACCAAAATAACATTCAGTTGACGGTAAAACGAGAGGTTCCATATTGTGATCGTAAGTGAAATCAGATTCAGTTATATGATACTCACAAGGTGCAGTAATATGATGAACTGATAATTCGCCTTCAATATGTGCGCCACCACGAATAACAGCATTTAAACCAACGTTCAAATTGCCATCAACTAAAACTTGCTGCTCAATTTCTGTTTGACCGCCAGTATCAAGAGTTCTTGACAAACGTTTTGGTCGAAGAGAAATAACTTCTCCAGTAACATCAACACGCTCGCCATCAAGTGCTAATTCACCTCTTGAACCTATAGAAACTTCTTCACCAGTTAATTTAATAGTTGAACCAAATAAATTAAGAGGACCGCATGTTTTAAATTCAATACCATGTGAACCAACTGTAGCAGTCCAACCATCACAAACATTTAATTCATAAGAACCACCAGGAAATTTATCAATATCAACACTCTCTATAAGAGATGTTTCGCGATATTGTGTGTAGATTGTAGTTCCAATAGGATCAATTTTTACACCACAAGGAACAAGTTTTCCACAAGGATCTTTTCTAAAAGATTCAAAATCATTAAACACAAGACCAATATTTTGAACAAAATGTTTTGCAATTGTTTCTATACTCGAACCACCGTTAGGGCATTTGTTTTGACCTAATTGTTTTTCATATTCATAAATTCTTTTTTGAATTTCTTCGCGTTTTTGAGATATAGTTTTCTTTTGCGTTTCAATGGCCCATACACCGTCTTGAGATGATGGTGATAGCATCTTACCCCAACACGTCAAACAAAGGTTTCCTCCGCTTCCTGAAACATCTACATAACCTTCTTTACCATCTTGAACATGCAAGACTTCACGGCTGTTCACTAATCTAGAAGTTACTATTGTTGGAGAATTATTAACTATTACTTTTGAAATATTAGAATGTGATGGACACTGTGCAGGAGTTCCTGCTTTTGATTGCTTTGGTGATTGATCTATAAAGTTTTTTTTATCAGTTCTTTTAACTTCAAATAATCTTTTAACATCATGAATTTCACGATATGCATTTTTGATATTTCGCATTGGTTCGCGCCAACGTTCCGCATCACCTACAGTTTTTAAAGTATCACCAAGAACAATTGTTTGAGAATTTTCTTCAACAATTTCTGTTTGAGAACCATTTATAGTTGTTAACGAATCACCTAAAACGTGTTCACGTTTGTCACGGGTGGTTAAATCATCTCTTCCAAATTTATCTTGTTTTATAAATGAACCGCTTTTATGAGTTATGGTTATACTCTCTTCATCTTTTGTGTTTATAAATTCTAAATTTCCTGCGGGTTGATTTAATACAACTTTATCTTTAAAAATTTCTTCTGATTGATTTTGATCGTTACTGTATTTACCGGGATAATGCATATATATATATATATTTAATTACGCTGATTCGAAAATTCCTTTATAATCTGCTTTAGATGCAAAAGAACCAAGAATAATTGGGTAATTTAAGTCACCATTTTCGAAATAAATCCAAACATGCGAACCAACACCAGGAATTGAAATCATACCTTTAAAATCATTGTTATAGTCTGGCGCACGCATAGGCCCACGATGCATTTGAGAAACACTTCCAACTACATTTGCACCTTTTGTATTATTAATATCATTACTTGGTTTACGACAACGATTTACGGTTGCACGGGATTCATTATTTGCACCTCCAACATGCATATCTTTTCTTTGAAAAGTTGGTAAAAGTTTAGATGATATATTGTTAAATATTTCACCTCCTCCACCTCCACGGGAAACCATAGGAGTGCCATTTGTAATTGGGCTACGAGGCATAACAGTTTTACCTGTGTTAACTGGAATTGGTTGATCTAAAAATCCTTTTAATGCTAACACTTTATTTAAATCAAAAGGATTTTTATTGTGACGAACATTTATAGCATTAATGTTGTTTCGGTTTGCTATTATTTTAATCGGCCCATCTTCAAAAATTACTTCTTTATTATTATAAGAAGAAACTTTAAAATTATTAGGTAAACTTTTTTTATCATTTATAACTAAACTAACTGGAATATCATTATAAGCATATAATGGAGCTTCATCCGCATCCTCGAATAAAATAGGTGGTTCAAAAGTAATCATATCTTTTGTATCAACTGATATAAAACACTCTCTGTTAAAAATAGGATTATCTTCTGATAGCGGAACATTATTTAAAAATATTGTTGGGTTTGAAACATTTATATCAATACCTACAACTGATTTATTATCAACTGGTAATACTGATTTATTATCAAGTGGTAATACTGCGTTATTATTAACTGGTAATACTGCGTTATTATTAACTGGTAATGGCGAGTCTAAATTTAATGGTTGTTCTACAAATAAAGCTGGAAGTTGATCTACAACACTATCAACAGACGGGTCTGTGGTTTCAACTGTATTCGGAACAGGTCCGTTTTTATCACATTTATTAGGAAGACAAAATTGTAAACCATTTATAGGAAATTCTAGATTTATTTTTGTTCTTGGAGGTTGACCGTAATTTGGTAATGGTGATTTACTTGGTCTGCTTGCACTTTGTTGTTTATCTTTTGCAAATGCTGCTGCTGACTTGTTGCTATCCTGTGATATATATCCAGAATCATTCCCAATATAATAAGAATCAGAAGGAGCATTATAAAAACCAGGACTACTCATGCCTATTAAAGGAAGCATAACTTCTGCCCAAAGTAGTCTTTCTTTTTGACTATCTAAAATTTGAGGATTCAAAGAAGAACCTGTGTTGGAACCCATCACTTTAAAGAATTTATCTTCTTCTTTATTTTGGTTCCAATTTTTTGTTTGATTTAAGTTAATACCAGGAACATAAACCTTTACACGCCCACTTTGTTGTGGATCATTATTTTGAATAACTATTCCTCTATATAATCCTTTATAATCCATATTAATCAAATTCATTTTTACAATCAGGTTTTGTACCTACTACCCGATCATTGGTTGGATCTGTATTTTCATTAGAAACATTATTGTCATACATTGGTCTTCCTGACATATCAACAATATATGTAACAGGTTCACCATTTGGACCTTCGTTCATGGTTATTTCAAAACCTTCTACTTCATATTTAGCAAGTTCTTGAATACAAAAAAATTTATTAATAAGACGCAACGAATCACCTGCTAGTGATAAGGTTGCTGCTATTGCGCCTTCAAGAGCATCTATGTTTCTCTTACCATTAAAAACATCCATTGTATAGTTATGACCATGTGCTATTGGGATTTCATTTGAATAAGCAGTATGCATAAATGACATATTATTTCCTTTTGGCATTGAACGTAACATTAATGTGTTTACAAAATTATTTGCAGTGTCCATTAAACCAAAAATCGAATCTGCCATTTTTAATTGTGCATTCTTATTCATTCTACTGTTTGTAGTTAAACAATTAACTCCGTTTTGATCAGGCCATTTCATAGGATCAACTGATGTTTGATTTTGTGATATGCTTGCAAAACTACCAACATCTTCACTAGTTTGTTGAAAATAAGGAAAACTGTATATATTATTTTGAATATACATGTTGATTGCAGGATGCATTTTTTGTACTTTATTAAGAAATCGTTTTAACAAAGGAGTTGACATAATCGCACATGTTTCAGGATTTGTTTTTCCTACAGAACTTGGCGGCATTTGATTAATTGTATTGTTTACACTTGCGGCACTATATAAATTTTGTTTTGTTTGATTTTTTATCTTAGGACCATTTCCTAATTTTCCGCCAACAAAAGAAGAAAACTTAGTCAATTCTACTGAACTACCTGTCCATGGACCATGATACTCAGCAATCATTTGAATTACACGGTCCAAAGGCATTTCAGATGTTTCTAAAGAATTTCTTAAATCATCAAATATTGTTCCATTTTTTCTTTTTCCTGTTGGAGAAGAGTAAAGAGATTTATGAAAATTTTCGGTTACAGCTTGCGACATATTTAGTATTTACAGTTGAAAATGATTATGTTTTTATAATTAAAACATCATCTGATTGGAATTTAGTAATTTCTTTATATGTATGTGTTTTGACTCCAATTAAATTAGTTGTATAATTTCTTGTTCTATTATTAAAATAATGAATAACGCTTGTAACAAAATACTGACCTTCTAATTTATGATCATATTCTTTATCATTTAAATTTTGTTTTGATAAACCAAAAAATCTTCCTGTTTGGCGTACTGTTAAACCTCTTGTTGAGAAACTTATAGCAAGATTCGAAAAAAGATAATATCTTAATAGTTTATTTCTTCCTTCTGATAAACGTGTAACTTCTTCTTTTGCAACAGAAACAACTGTTTTTGTATTCATGTTGTCTTTTATAAAAGGTGTAAATACAAGACGATCCTCGTTTTCTTGTGTGAGTATATTATTGCGAATAGTGTTTTTAAAAAAAGTTTTATATTGCTCTGCATTATGTTTTTTATTTTCTTCGGAGAATTGACCACACGATGAATTATAAGTTACTACTCTATAATTTGTTAAGTTTTTTGAGTAATCAGAACCATTTAAATCTACTAAACGATAATTATAAATTATGTTATATTCATCTGCTTTTACTTCTTCTATAGATTCCGCAGCACCTAACGGAGCTTTTATAAGAGGAGGGGTTTTTTCTTTATCAGAATGTTCTTTTAAGAAGAAGTGTTCAATTTGATATTCTTTTGGACTGTTTTGATCTTTACCCGCTTTTTCAAAATATTTTGAAATTGATTTTAGAGAAAACTGTTTTGGACTCATACTTTTTTCAGCACGCTCAAATTTAAAAATACACGGTTCATTATTATAAACATCTGATGCTGTTGTATAATTTAACATATATTCTAGATTGTCTATAAATTTAGCATTTACTGGCGAAGAATAATTCATGGTATTCATTTCACTTCCAGAATCCCATTCTTCTGTATCTGCTGTAAGTTTAGAATATTTTTCAAAATCTGGATCACGTTTTAACAGTTCTGCAACTGCTTCTGAACAAATTAAAGAACGTTCAGTATTATCAATTTGTGATATATTAGTTTTATTAGCGTTTTTACCAACAGTTGATGTTGAAAAATCTGAATCTTTTTCAATCATTAATTGATATGCTTTTTCCCAAAAATAAAGTTTTTTCTTTTTATCTTTTATAGTACTACTAGGTAAATCTTGAACGTCATATATAACTGTTTCAATCTCTATTAACCATTGCTTATCATTAAAGGTATATGATGGCAAACCTTTCATATTAACCGATTTTGGTTTTATAGAAATAAAAAGGGTATCTCTACCATCATTTCTAAATTTATATATTAAATTTTCTTTTTTGGCTTTTACAGATTTAGTAGTTTCTTCACTTTCTTTTTCAAGAGACTCGTATGGACTGTTTATAACTATACTACCTTTTATTTTCCAGTCGAAAATGTCTTCTTCTAGAAGTAGTGTATCCCATGCAACATTGTTTAAATAAACGTCATTAACTCCATTATAAAGTCTAATAACGCAATCATAATCTTGCCCATCAAAAGAAAAATTACTATTATCTGACATATTCATTAAGAATTATTTATCTGAGATACTATCTGTGTGACAACTGGTGTCTTTAATATTTTAACTCTTGTACCTTCTTTTAAGTCAAATGGATTTTTGATATTATTACCAATTAATATAATCCACCAAAGTCGAGGAGTTCCGTAATGTTTTTTAGAAAGTTCATAAACAGAACGAAAATCATAAGCAACGTCATATGAGTATAATGAGGGATCTATTTCACCATCAATGTTTATTGCATTTAGTAAATTAAAAAATTCGTAACCTTCTTCAGTTGTGTAAACAGAAAAGATGTTTGAGTAGTCGTATGTATTTAGTTCTGTTGCCATATTAAGGATTGTTTGGAACTGGATTTTTGTATTCATTCTGTACAGCCAAAATAACATTATTTGCTGCTTCAGCAGTAGATACATCTTCTTTTGAAATCGTTTCATAAAGAGATTGAAACGGAGCTATATCACTAATAGCTTCTACTTTTCTTCCTTTTTCTAATGCACGCATAATATTA